TTGTAGTTGTAGGCATACACTCGGACCTTGGCGGTATTGGTTCCCTGAACCGTAGCATTTGACAGCACAAGTTGGAGTGTCGCATTGTCAATTCTGGAGAAGTTGCAAGTCCCGCTCGGTTGATGCTCTTCTGGTCTCAAGGCAAATGAATAAACATTGATACCTTCATCGGGGCATCGAGTGTGAGATTGGTAAGGCTGGACCCACGAGAAATACGAGCCTTCGCGTTCAGAGAAGCGGTCCTGACCGTTGAGCTGCAACTTGGCAGTGACAACAGGGTTCTGTCCCCAGCAGTGCATATCAAGAGATGTTTCAGCAAGGACAAAAGTTCCGGCATCAGAGACGGAAGATTCAGGTGCTCCTGGAACACCAAGATTGGGTTGAGAGTACTGATCATTGGGTCCATTCCAATATCCCGAGAGACCGTTAGCATCGACGTCAAATGCTCCAGCATCCGTGAAAAGTCCATTGGCATCAATAAATGCGCGACTGTCCGCAGCGACAGATTGAGGTCCACCAAAGGCATGGATTGCGTTTGGAAGAGCATCAATCGCATCAGTGTAGTTGAATGGCTGTGCACCAAGAACCTTGAAAAGAGTGGCATCGCAGCTGAGAGACGAGCAATAATCGACATTCTGATCAGGCTGCACAACCCATATCAATTCTTTCACAGGGTGGTTGAAATTGAGCTTAATCTTGTTACTAGACGACCCGACAGACTCGTCGCCGGTGAATTGTAGCTGGGTGATAAGATACTCGTGGGGATTCTGTGCCATACGACGACGTTCGTCCGTATCGAGAAACACGTAATCAACATAAAGAGAAGCAGCTACGAGTGACTGATTGTAGGCAATGGTGGCAGGAACAGGGTTGCCTGGAGAGGTAGCAGAGTTAGGACAGGTGAGAGATGTAACTGCCCACAAACACTGGTCAATTGGGCGAATATCAAGGTTGATTTTAACTTCGTGATACTGTACATCACGTTATACCCCACCTTTCGGTGTATTTCATGTAACAGAGGGAGTAGTACTTATCTTAAACCATCATTAGTGTTGATTAGACACTTCAAGTCCAAAACCGTAAGTGCGTTGAACCTTCCTCATATCCTTATCATAACGGACTTAGAGGCTTGGCTGCGGATTGTCTATTTCAGGCTTATTTGCCTTCATCTGTGGGATTTTTACCATACCTGAGTTCATTATTTCTCAGCCATTTTAAACTTTCGCTTAAAAATTGGTACCTACAGCTTTAAGAGTTTCCCGAACAATTTGGTCTTGTCGCTGCAAGTTGAATTAACAACAAACAACTAGCATCTGGGAATAATTCTGAGACCCTAACATATTTTCCCTAAAGAAGAGCTCAGATTCTTTAGGATGGATACTTTTCTGCCCTACAGTATTCAAGGCAATAAGAGGCAAACTCAAACCAGGATTGGTGTTGAACCAAAACTGAAGAGGAATGTAAAGGGTGGTTTCAGGAAGAGCATTGCGAGGAGCGCAGACCTGACGAGGAGCTTGAGAGTCGCAAGGACCATCAACATCAGAGAAAGATGGGTCAGTAATAAATGTAAGCTGGGTCGTGTTACCAATCATCTTAAAATATCCGCGCTGCTGTTCAGCCGTCATAGTGAGCTGATTCCAAATGTGCATGGAATCACCATATTGACGGTCAATTCGCTGACCTCCGATTTCAACTTCAACCTGAGCAATAAGCTGCTCTCCTGGATAATCCAACCAACGAGCATACACACCAGCGCTGTTGTTGTTTATGGTGTATGATTGCCCATTTCCCATTTGCTGGTTGATCTCAGGAAGAGTCACCTGAAGATAGGTGCGGTAAGCCAAATCACCGTTTCGGCTAATCACACACTGAACACGACGACCAAAGTCAGCCTGTCCATTAAAAGTCTGCTCAATAGATTCAATTGAAAAGTTCGTGTACCTGCGATAAGTCACCTTCCAGAAAGTAATTTGAGGATTTCCCGTAAGGTAAACATCTTGTGCGCCATAAGCTACTAATTGCCGTTTATGTTTTACAGATTGTATATGCTTATTAACACACAATCACCTGACCTTTCGTGTCAGGACCAGACTATACATTAAACATCATCAGGCTAGTTAGACCATCATTTGACATCCACCGATTGTAGTCGTTGAAATTTTTCCATATGCTTACTATAGCGCAATTAGGAACTTGTCTGCGGATTTTCCATTGTTTCATCTTTAGCGTTTTTACCATTGGGTTCGGTCATTACCCGAGTTCCTTTTATTTCTTTCAAAATAAAAGTGGTAGCTAAAGCTTTAGGAGGTTCCCGCAATTTATGGTGTCGCGTATAATTTTACAATTTATACACTAGAGGGTTGCACTTTTTTCAAGCCCCCTGTTGTTGACTATTTTAACAGTTGCCCGTTTAAAGTTTAATCAAACCTCCAGCCATACCGATTTATATTATTACTAAAGAAAAAAAAATTATATTTTGATTTAATTAAATTAAAATGCTTAATAAAATAATTCTACAGTTTCTATTGTTTTTTCTGTAACATTATGTATCCAATAATTTATTTGGTCTTTTAACACTGCAACGAGGTGTTCCCATTCTTTTTCTTTTGATTTTACAATATTCAATAATCCCGATTTATTTATTTTCCAACAAGATTTAATTATTTCGCCATCATCCTTAATATATTCATCAGGATTAAATCGGATAAATACAGTTGGACGATGTCCTAAATCTATTGAGATTTCCATTATTCTTTTATTTTCACAACTACAATCATATGAATTGTGTTTATTTTCATCTATCTCAATAATTATAATATGACTGCCAACATCTAACAATAAATCAGGACGTCGTCTAGAACAACCATCCATAATTTTTTTATCATGAACCCAAGTAAAATCCCTAAAGGTCTCGGTTATTCTATTTACCACATCAGTTTCTTTTGTTTTATAATTTCTAGATACCTGTATTTCAGGAAATAAATAAATACAACACCTGGCACAATAACCATTATATTTTTTACTACCATTTGTGTCACACCACTCAGATTTGCATAAACGATAACCATCGCATATTTTGCAATACGACCTTAATTTATCGTGTTCACATATTGCATTCCCTTTGCAGTCAATACAAATATCTCTTCTTTTGCGATGTTCGCAAATTTCATCACCATCACACTCAACGCAATGCCTTTTATATTTTCCGTGGATACAGATGCCGACCCCTCCACATTCTTTACAATACATCTTTTCTTTTCCGTGTTCGCATATTGATGAACCTCCGCAAAGTTTGCATCGATATTTCTTATTTCCGTGTTCACATAAGCTAGAACCTTGACATTGTTTACAGTGTTCTCTCCTTTGTTTATGTTGACAGATGCCTCCACCACCGCATTCAACACATCGGTATTCTCTTTTTCCGTGACAACATTTTTTAGGTTCATATTTTTTCAAAGGTTGTTCCATTTAATCAGTTTGATGATATCTATATGGTTAAAATCATTTCAATTTTATTTAAGGCATCTAAAGTTTATATGAAATGGCTTAAAAACACCATATATAATATAGTATAATGGAAGTTATCACAAGCGCATTGAATCATAAAAACGACGAACTCTTTACTTTAATCAAATCTCAAATGACTGAAACAGATGAAGAATTGTTTATGACAAGTTATTATTTATATTTAGAATATGGAAAGGATAATACTGCATTTGTGGTTGATTTTGATATGGTTTGGAGAGAAATTCAATTTTCAAGAAAAGGTGATGCAAAACAATTATTGATAAAAAAATTTAATGATGGAGTAGATTACAAAATAACCGCTACGGAATACGCCGAAGCGGTTTTAGAGTGTGGACAAAAACAAAATGGTGGTCAAAATAAAGAAACCATCTTATTAACTGTTGATTGTTTTAAAAATTTTTGTATGTTAGCAGGAACATCTAAATCAAAAGAAATTCGTAAATATTATATCAAAATGGAAAACATTATGCATCACTACACTGAAATTCAATTAGAAAAATATCAAATAAAAACAATAGAACTTCAAAAAAATCTAAAACAATCACAAATAGAAACATCAATGAAACGAAGTGAGGTCTTAATTGAAATGTCAAAAAATAAAAATTTGGTTTATGTTTGTAAAATTCAACAATTAGATAATGGAAACACCATAATAAAAATTGGGGATACTAGTGATATTGAATCGCGAATGAAAGCACTTAATTCTAAATTTGCGTGTAAAGTAATAGTATTAGATATATTTTTGTGTGATAATAGTTACAGGTTCGAACAATTTTTACATAATAGTCCAGAAATAGTAAAATATAAATATACAAATGTAATTAATAATATGTCTTCTTCAACAGAAACATATTTAATTAATAATTACAAACAATATGATAAAATTGTAAGGTTTATTAATGATAATATTTTGAAATTTACAAAAGATATTGAATTTATGAAATTATTGATTGAAGATAAAAAATTAAATGTCGAAAAGGATAAAATAACACTTGAAAAGGATAAAATCAATCTTATTAATGGTTTAATGCAAATGTGTAAAAACACTGAAGAAATTTATAATTTATTGGACAAAGTATTTAATTATAACATAAAAACAAATGAAGCACAAAGCGAAAACATAACCCAAGAAGAAACAAAACAAGAAGAAACAGTTGCGGAACAAGATACATCTACTACCAAAACAGAAACAACCCAAGAAGAAGCCAAACAAGAACCAGTCGCCACACCCGTATCCACTTCACACATTCAAGGACCGGTTATTCAAATATATCACAAAGATGATTTGACAAAAGTAGTGAAAGTATTTAATAGTATTAGTGATGCGATACGTACATTTAACACATATCAACCAGGCGATGAAAAACCATCATTTACATCAATAAAACTTGCGTTTCAACATAAAACCTTATATTTGGAACATCGTTGGAATTTGATTAATAGAGATGAACCAAATCAGAATCAGACAAGAGAGATTGGCGAAACAGTGACAACAAAACAACGAAAATGTGGACAAGTTGCAATGTTAAATTTAGATAAAACAAAAATAGTAAAGGTGTATCCTTTGTCAAAGGATGCCGCCGCAGATATATTACAACATCCATCCGCAATTTGTTCTGCTATAAAATACGGGTCTGTATTAGACAATCATTATTGGATTCATCTGAAAGATTTGCCTGTTTCTCTCAAAGAAGAATATGAAAAAAACAAACCAATTCCAGAAAAAACACCAAACATTAAAGGTATAAAAATTAATGTATTTAATGTGAAAACAAATACATTAATCAAGACATTTAATTCTTATGTCGAAATAAATAATGAATTGAATATATCAACCAAAACAATAAAAAAATATATGACGAGTGGAGAAACATATAACGCAACCTATAAATTCACAATTGTTTAGAGAGAGAGAGAGAGAACCACGAAATTTGCGTTATAATATTTTAACAAATTTGAATATTTATTCTAGTCGTGTTTATTCAATTACTTAATAAACAATCACAACTGTCAGAAAACAATTGCGACTGTCTAAATTGAATAATAAATAATAATATAAAGACATTACAAATAAAAATGTATAATGGACATTCTTAAGGCGTTCTCTCTTATTGACGAAACTCACAATATTAACATTCAAGGAACGGTTGAAAATCCTCTTTTTCAAGCAAATCAAATAGGA